GCCCTCGGCTACGACTTGGCGTTCCTGAAGCAGCTCGCTGCTGTTTTCGCTCGCGATTTTAAGCCGCACTGCTACGGAGCGTTCGGCCTGCCGAAAGAGCGCGACATCGCTACCGCGATGAAAGAGGGGCAGTTGGCCTGGACCCGCTCTCCTGACACAAACGACATTGCTGCTGTTGTGATGTTCCGCATCGCCAAAGTCGCTAGCTCACAGAGCGATTTCGCTCAGCGGTCGATAAACATCCACAAAGGTGATCTGCAAATCCGGGCCCTAGCGGGCAACCCTACAGATCTCACCAGGCTGATCACCAAACTGATGGGTAAAGCTGGCCCACGACCTGTCTGGATCGAGCTGCACGAGGAGAACCGCCGGATCAGGGACGCAGCAACCAGCCTCGGCTTCAAGCTAGTAGCCACCAAAGTCACGGCATCGTCTGACATCAAGGCGCTGTACATCCATGGAGAGCCCAACCCATCGGCTCGCGTCCAAGGCAACCTCTACTCCTCTGACATTCCTGCCCTGAAACTCCTCGGATGCGGCGCCATGCCTGGCGAGATTCAAGCGTGCCTCGAGGAGATCGCTTCGTTCAACCCGTCATGGGAGCAGCACTACAGCTCCTACAACAAACGCAAAAGCTGGACAGCCATCGCTCTTCAGGGCTTTGATCCCTCTGACCCTGGCTTCATCATCAAGCCCGCAGAAATGAGCAAAGGATGGAAACAGGAGAATCCTGAGCGTTTGAAAGCTGCCTGCGCCCCAACCATGGCTGCGATGGCAATGCCCACGGTATGGCGCCTGGCGAGAACTATTCCAGGCAAACTCGAGCGGGTTCGACTCATGCGCCTGCGTGCCACTAACGGCGAGTTAACCCGCCATGCCGACATCACTGATCGGGACGCAGGCACCGCAGATGGCAGGGTCGCCCGCCTACATATTCCGCTGCAGACAGCCAAAGGCTGCGAATTCTCGGGCTGGGAGCTGACGGGCAACCGCACCCGCCTGCATTTCCCCGCCGGCTCGCTGTTCTACCTCGACATCAGAAAACCCCACGCAGTCAAAAACACCAGCGATTGCGATCGGATTCACCTTGTCGTCGATGTCGCTTGCAACGCTCAAACTCGGAGGTTGATCGATGCCTGACCGTTGGTGGCAGCCCACGCCGATCATCGACCGCCACGATCGGTTCCTCGTCGTGCGCGATGACCAAGTGCCTGGCGGCTCAAAAATGAGGTTCCTGCCTTATCTCGTGCAGGATGCCAAGGAAGTTGTGTTCGGCGGCCCGTTTTGCGGCGGCGCTCCATATGCTCTGTCTGTATGGGGACAGCGAACCGACAGCAAGGTCACGCTGTTTTATGCCAAACGGAAAGAGCTGCACGTCCGCCAAAAGAAAGCCCTGTTGAATGGCGCGACCATCTATCAGGTGCCCTACGGCTACATGACAAACGTGCAGGCCAAGGCAAAGCGCTACGCCCGAGAGCATGGCGCTTTGTTCCTTCCGCTCGGCTTCGACGTGCCTGAGGCATCGAACCCTTTTATTGAACAGATGCGCCGCGTCCGATCGATGGTCGGCAATGTCGATCAGGTGTGGGCCGCAACCGGCTCAGGGATGCTGGCCCGCTGTCTCGGCGAGGCGTTCTACCCAACGCCTGTTCATGGAGTCATTGTTGGCCTGGCAAGCCGCAACTCAAAACAGCAGTATCCATCCAATGTCACGCTGCACGAGTACCCGAAACAGTTCTCATGGACCTGTTCCTACGAGGCGCCCTTCCCAACATGCGGTAACTACGATCGGAAAGCATGGGAGTTATGTCACAAACTGTCAGCAGGGACAGTTCTCTTTTGGAATGTTCTCGGGTGAATTATGCCGGCAAGTGACTCGACCAAAGCAAAAGTTGAAATGCGGGTGAACCGAATCGCTCGTCTGTTGGCTAATGGCGCAACCAGATCTGAATGCGTGCAATATGGTTCGAACGAGTGGGGCATCGGCGCCCGGCAAATTGACAAGTACATCAACCGCGCTCGTGAGCTACTGAGAGCCGACTGGGAGCTAGATCGGCAGACGATGGTGGCGGAGCTGCTGAGCCAGTGCGCAACGCTGCAAAAAGAGGCGCGTAAGCAGGGGAACCTAAACGCTGCGTTGGGCTGCATCAACTCAGCCGCTCGTCTCGCGAGGATTTTCGATTGACCATCCTCGACGCAATCCCAGCGGGCTACGTCCTGCATCGGCCCGGCGAACATGGCCGCGACCTCAACATGGGTGAGCTATTAGATCGTGTGAGGGATGACCTGCATCCAGGACAGCGCGATTTTGTAGACGATTGCTCTACGCAGATCCTCGGAGTTTCGGCCGGCTATGGGGCAGGCAAAACACGAGCGTTAGCCGCCAAGACCCTGTTCATGGCCGCGGCCAACCAGGGCTTCACAGGCTGCGTCATGGAACCCACGGGACCCCTCATACGTGATATCTGGATGAATGACTTTGAGGAGTTTCTTGAGGGCTACGAGGTGCCCTACACGTTCCGGGCCTCTCCCCTGCCCGAGTACATCCTGCATCTGCCCCAGGCCGACACAAAAATTCTGTGCCGAAGTTTTGAGAACTGGTCACGAATTATCGGTCTCAATCTGGCGTACGTCCTCGCGGATGAGATCGATACCGTCAACCCAACAACTTGTCAGCGGGCGTTTCCAAAGATCCTCGGCCGTCTCCGGGCTGGCAACGTGCGTCAGTTTGCTGCTGCCTCAACCCCTGAAGGCTTCCGCTGGATGTGGAAAACATTCGGCTCAGAGGATGCTCTACAGCGAGAGGATCGCAGGCTGATTAAAATGCGGTCGGTAGACAATCCATATCTACCCCCGGACTTCATCGAACGGCTCGAGGCCAACTACGATCCAAGCCTGCTGCAAGCATATTTGCACGGCGAATTCGTCAACCTCAACACCGGACAGGTTTACGACCGTTTCGATCGATCGAAGCACGTAACCAGCGTCATTCCTGACGTCAGCACCGAACCTCTACGTATCGGCGTTGACTTCAACATTGGCAACATGTCGGCCGTCATCGGTGTTCGTCTTGGGAACAAGCTCGTGCTGATTGATGAAATCAGCGGTGCCCATGACACCGACGCTTTGGGTCAAGAAATCAGACGGCGATTTCCCGACCGCCGCATATACATCTACCCTGACGCATCAGGCGGTTCGCGTTCTACTAACGCTTCCCGCACAGACATTCAGATCCTCGAATCCTATGGATTCAGCAATCAATCACCAAAGGCAAATCCTCCCGTCCGTGATCGGGTGGCTTCTGTTCAAGCTGTTCTGGAAAACGGGAAAGGCGAGGTTCGGGTCCAAATAGCAAGCAGTTGCAAGCGAACGATCGAATGCTTGGAGCTGCAAAGCTATACAGAGAAAGGCGAGCCGGACAAGGAAGGCGGATATGACCACATGAACGACAGTTTGGGGTACCTGGTTTGGCGTGAGTTCAACCCTCTGCACGCCCGCGCTGGACGAGGCACAGGGATCAGGCTTTACTAAACTGCTGACATTGGGCGGGTTTAGATCGTGTATTCAGGTTTTTCGGGTAGGCAAATTATTGGCAATGTCACGAGCGTTGAGAGCCCAAACACGGCTTACCTCAACATGGAGCCTCATTGGCTTCTGATTGAGGCCTTGCTTTCAGGCACGTACGGGATCAGAAAAGGACATCGTAAATATCTGCCACAAGAGCCCCGAGAGCTAGACGAGGCGTATGACAACAGGCTTCTCCGGTCAACGCTTGCTCCGTACTACGTGAGATTGGAACGCATGTTGGCGGGAATGCTCACCCGCAAACCCGTGCGTTTAGAGGATGTCAGCGACGTTGTAACTGAGCAGTTGTTTGACGTTGATCTGCAGGGAAACGACTTAAACGTATGGACTTACGAGACAGCTCGTAAATGCATTAGGTACGGGCATGTTGGCGTTTTAGTCGATGCACCGAAAGCCGGTGATAATGGCAGGCCATATTATGTAACTTTCACGCCTCGCGAGATACTCGGTTGGCGGACTGAAATCGCTGATGGCAAACAAAAACTGACGATGGTCAGGTTGATGGAAAAAATCACTGTGCCTGATGGTTTGTACGGCGAGAAGCAAGTGCAGCAAGTGAGGGTGCTTACGCCTGGAGCGTTTGAGATCCATCAAAAAGACGAAAAGGGTGAGTTTCGATTGGTGGATGAGGGCAGGACCAGCCTGAGCGAGATCCCGTTTGCGGTGGCATATTCAAATCGCGTCGGAGTTCTTGAGTCACGGCCACCACTCGCAGACATCGCAGAGCTAAACCTGAAGGCGTATCAGGTGCAGTCTGATCTAGACAATCAGTTGCACATCTCTGCTGTCCCGATGCTCGCCATCTACGGATTCCCGCAGTCGGCAGAAGAAATCAGCGCGGGCCCTGGAGAGGCACTGGCCTTGCCGGCTGAAGCCAGAAGTGAGTACATAGAACCATCAGGCAACAGCTACAACGCTCAGTTCCAACGTCTCGATCAGATCGCACAGCAGATCAACGAACTAGGTCTTGCTGCAGTGCTCGGGCAAAAGCTCAGCGCAGAAACAGCAGAGGCCAAACGGATCGATCGCAGCCAAGGCGACAGCACCATGATGGTGATTGCCCAGCAAATGCAAGACCTGATTGATAACTGCCTGACATTCCACGCGCAGTTCATGCAGCAGCAACAGGCAGGTAGCAGCTTTATTAACCGCGACTTCCTAGCAACTCGCCTAGAGCCGCAGGAGATCCAAGCCCTGTTGCAGCTCTACACCGCTGGCACGATCACTCAGGAAACGCTTCTCAACCAACTGTCAGCCGGTGAGGTGCTGGGCGATGAGTTTGATGTGGAGGAGGAGGTTGAAGCAACGCAGGCTGGCGGCTTAATTGAAATGGACAAGCCTGAACCGCAGGCAAACGCTGAGGGCACAATGCCGGATGAAGACCCGGAGGCAACCGATGAGCTGGATTGACCACCTGAGGAAATCCAAAAAGGAGGAGCCTGACAAGCAGTACCTGTACTACGTTAAGCAGCAGCTCAAGCAACAGGTTTATGCGGTTGTCCGTGTTACTTGGTACGACGAAAACGGCATATACAGCGTCACTGAAACTCGTGTCAACAAACGAGACGCAGAGGTCATACAGGAGTTCAGCGATATTGTCGGCAACGCTTTGACCATCGGGGCAGACGTATCAGTCATCTGTGTTGCAAACTCTGAGCGGCTTGGTCTGCATGATTTATGAGTACACCCTCAGAGCTGTATCGGAATGCAATCGACCTCAATCGGTTCAGTAACAGCGTTGCGAAGCGGATTGCTGTTACATACAACGATCTTATTTTGGATATTGTTGATCAGCTTCGTGGGCTTGATGAGTTTGATTCGTCTGCGAAGGCTGTACGGCTTCAAGCGATTCTCGCGCAACTGAAACAATCTCTTGATGGCTGGGCTGGCACCAGCACGCTTTTGGTTGTCGAGGATCTGCAGGGATTAGCGCAACTACAAAGCGAGTTCGTTACAAACGAGCTGAGACGTGCTTTGCCTCTTGAGTTGCGGGAACAAATCCGCAGCGTTCAAATCAGCCCGCAGTTTGCTCAGTCAGTAGCAACTGTGGATCCCACAGCAATCAACGTGGTGTCGCTTAGTGATGACCTACAGGCGGCTGTTGCTGGTTCGCCGCAGACGTTTCGTCTTACGGCTGCTCAGGGCACGACGATTACTTTGCCCAACGGGAAAGTGCTTCAGAAGTCGTTCCGTGGACTTGCTGAATCGCAGGCCGATCTTTTTGCAAAGACAGTGCGCAACGGACTGTTAACTGGCGAGTCAACTGACCAGATTGCACGGCAGCTAAAGGGTCGGCTTCGCTTTGGGCAGCCCGGCAGCTTGCGTCAGATTGCACAGGCCGGAGGGCAGGTGACAGCTCTCGCCAACAATCAAGTCAACGCGATGGTGCGCACGAGCATCAATCAAGTGGCAAATGAAGCAAGCCAGCAGGTCTACAAGGCAAATCAAGATGTGACCAACCGTTATCGATATGTCGCGACTTTGGACAGCAGGACCAGCGCCATCTGTCGTGCGCTTGACGGGCAAGAGTTTGACTACGGCAAAGGGCCAACACCCCCGCAGCACTTCAACTGCAGGTCCACCACTGCGCCGGTCATTGATTACAAAGGGTTGGGAATAGAGCCCCCGCCACCTAGTCAGTTGCGCCGTCCAAACTCTGCGTTCAAAGGTGCTCGGGCTGTGCGTGGTGAAGGCGTGCCTGACAATGAGACTTATGGGCAGTGGTTGAACAAGCAATCCAAGGCAACAAAGCAGGATGTTTTAGGTAAAAGCAAGGTGCCTTACTTCAACCGCTTGGTGGATAAGTTCGGCCCCACAGATGCAATCCGAAAGTTTGTTAGTGCGGACGGATCGGAGCTAACCTTGGAACAA